CCGCTCTTGGATTTGTTGCAGCGTGATGCTCACGGTCTGTTCTCCTGGGGGTTGAAGGATTGAAGGATCAAGCGGCCAGCGGGATCAGGCGGACGGCTCGGGCGTGCCCCTCGTAGCACTTGAGGTTGAAGAACTGGTTGCCGTAGTAGAAGTTGCAAAGCCAGGCGTACGAGGCGCTGTGCTCATCGGCGGTCCAGTGCCAGTCCGCCTCGAACTCGCCCTTGACGTTGGCAAACAACAGGGCCGCGACAGGTCGGGTGGGCAGCGCGCCGCCCACCTCTTCGGCCCAGCGCATTGCGTCCTTCCATGCCAACTGCCCGCTTGGCTTGTCGGCGAGCAGCACGACGGCAGCATGCGTGCCGTCCGGCGAGGTCGTCAGGCCCGCGAAGATGCCATTCAGCAAGGCCTGCCCGAGTGCCGGCAGAGCGCCGACGGTCAGTTGAGTGGTGATTGATTCCATGTGGTTCCTGTGTGGTGTGGTGTGGTGTCGGAGCCCTGCAGTCAGCGGGCGCAGGGCGTGCCCGCTCTCAAGCTCAGGTCTGGCCCGGGGTGGGAATGCGCAGCAGGCGGTCGATCTCGGCTGCGATCAGTGCCCCGGCCTTCTCGAGCATGCGGATGCGCTCTTCCAGCGACGGGCTGCGCAGGCAGTCGTGCTCATCGCGAGGCCGTTTGTCACCATCCGCCTGCCACGGCCACGGGTCCGAGAAGGTCATGGCAGCGTCGAATTGCTGCAGGGTGAACACCGGTTCAGGGGCGGCGTAGCACACCGCGGCCAGCGCCAGCGAACCATCGTCGTGCTGGTCATCGTGGTCAGGCGTCCAGCCCTCCACCGTGATCTGCCGCTGGCGCTCGGCGGCAATGCGGGCGGCCCCGCTCAGCGCGCCCACCACCATGAAGTCTTTCTGCAACTCGCTCATGCAACCTCCGGGTCGTTGATGTGTCGCACCCGTCCGTCCGACCACACTCGCGTGTTGCCGCGGCGGCTGGGGTGCTGGCGGAAATCCATCGCGCCCGCCCGCAGCGGCGTGGCGTGGGTGGATGCGTTCTCGGCTGGGTGTGTCGGGCTGCGGGTGAGCAGCGGCACCAGTTCCCGGCGCACTACCAAGTCCTGCGGGTGACGCAGAAAGTGGCCGGTGTCGCCATCGCTCGGGATGGTTTCGTCGTGCAGGTCCATCACAGCACTCCCGCGACGCGCCGCGCGTCGGTCAGTGCACCGAACCGCGCACGAAAGAGCTGCGCCCAGTTGGTGTCACGCCCATGCGCCAGATCCAGCCACGCAGCCGGGGGCTCCTTGGCGTCATCTATGCGGTCTGCCGGCTGGGGCGTCAGCTGCTGCCGCTCGGTGGCATAGGCGATGTCGTCGCAGCGCTTGATGGCGGTGCGCCAGGCGGCGCGCGTGGCCACCAGGTGGAAGCGCCGGTCCACAGCACTGGCGTGCCGGGCCTCGACCAGGTCCCACACATCGCCGCACAGGATGCGCAGCGCCTGCTTCCACGGCGAGATCATGTCGCCGGTGTAGGCCTCGTGGGCGTCGTGCGTCAGCGCGGCCAGCTGCGCACACGGCCCGCCATCCGGGTACTCGCGCTGGAAGATCTCCAGGACCACGAGCGAATGCTCGGCCACGCTGTAGGGGCGCCGGCATGCACCCAGGAAACGGTTGATCTGGGTCAGGTGATGGGCGATGTCGTCAATGTCGACGTCATCCACCGCGGGCGCCAGCAGGCTCACGGTGCGGCCGCCAATGGTCAGCATGGTGGGCATGGAAATCCTCTCGATGTGGTTGGCAGAACGGGGTGCGCCGGCGGTCACTCGCTGGCCCCCGCGGTGGATGGGTGCTGCGCGTGCGGGATGACCTGACGGACCTCGACCAGCTGCAGCACCCGGTCGCCGTTCACCTGCGCGGCCCGTACGCCCTGGGCAAACACGCTCACACGGTGGCCGCTGCGCAGCAGCGCCAGGCGGGCCCGCGCAGCCTGCACGCGCGGTGGCTCGCCACCCACCTCCTCCACCGCATGCAGCGGCCGGCCACCCGGCTGCGCGATGCAGTAGTGCAGCGTGGCCAGCCCGGCAGCCGAGAAGCGCAGTTGCGCATCCACCAGCAACTGCCCATCCACGCGGATCGTGGCGGCGGGTTGCGCGGGGGCCTGTGGGCGAGCCATGGTGCGTCAGTGGGCTGCTGCCGCCAGGAGCGCCAAGAAGCCGCGCGCCACCAGGGCGCCAATGGCCATGGCGAACACCAACTTCGCCGCCGTCTGCAGCAGGCTCCGGCCGGCCTGGGCGCTCCCGCCATCGCCCGCCGGTGCAGTGATGCACGGGTGCACCGCCGGGCACTCGCGGCCCTGCACGCAGCGGCCGTCGCAGCAGAAGCGCTCCTGCCGCGCCGATGGCAGCGGCACGGTGTCATGTGCACACCCGCCGCGCCCCAGCATCCACTGGTCGTCGGCGGCGGGGAACTTGATCGGGGCAATGCGGGCCATCAGTACAGATCTCCAAAGCAGCAGTCTTCGAAGTCCGGCCCGAAGTCGCGCGCGTCTGCGACATCCAGCCGGTACCGGCCGAAGAGCTCGATCACTTCAGCTCCATCGGCTGGGTATGGCGGAGGTCGGCGACCGGCCGGAACTTGCGCGCCGATTCGCGGCGGACCATGTCCACCAGCTGCGCACTCGACGGCTGCGGCACGGTCGGGTGCAGCATGCGATCGGTCGCGGCGCGCTGGTCAGCCAGCTTCTTGCGGGCCGCGGCCAGTTCGGCCTGGCCGCCGCGGAAGAACCGGAAGGCACAACCCACCGCCGTCGCGGCCAGGACGCTCACGACGATGGTGATGGCCAGGCCCGGCCCGACTGGCAGCGTGCCTGCGGTCATGAACGGCTCCAGGAAAGAGGCCTCGCGCGGTGCGCGCACCTCGCACATGACGCCCGGTTGCAGCGGGCAGGGTTGCAAGGTGGCGGCGTTGGATTGGGTGGTCATGGGGAACTCCGTTGGGTTGGTGGGTGAGTGAAGTCAGAGCGGGGGGGTGGCATTGGTCAGCTCGGCAGCTGCTGCAGCCATGGCGGCGCGGGCGCGAAGCCACAGGGCATGCCCTTGCGGGTCCTGCTCGCGCCAGTCGTCCAGCGCGGTCTCGGGACTGCGGCCGTAGCTGGCACGGCACGTGTCCTCCAGGTCAGCCGCCATCTCGGTGAGCGAGGCCAGCAGCAGGTGCACGGCGGTGGTCATGACGCGGCCCTCGTGAACAGAGTCACGTCGTCCTGCAGCACGCGCAGGCCTTGCATGGGGTACTGCCGGTACAGCCGCGTTTCCGGGCCGTGGTCGCCGGCCTCCTCCAACCACACCCAGTGCGGGCTGGTCCGGTCGCGCGTGGCGGCCGCGTGCTGCTGGGCATGCTGGGCAATGGCAGTGATGCGCGCTGCGGCGTGGGTGGTGTCGGCGATCACAGCGTGCCCTCCCCTGCCATGCAGGCCACGGCCGCAGACGCGTGGCGGGCCACGAACGGCCGCGAGATGGACATCACGCAGTCCTGGGCGGCGGCCACGTCCGCCCTGCCGACCGCGGCGCCGTACAGCACCTGCCGCAGCGCGGCCAGGATCGTTGTGCCGTCCGTGCCGGCCAGCGCTTCGCACAACACGACGTCGACCGGGGACCGCGGCAACGACGAGCTGGGGGTGCTCACCGTGCCGCCGGTGCGCAGTGCGGTCACCAGCTCCTGGTGGAGCATCTGCTGGGCGCTTTCGTACATCTCGCACAGCGCATCCAGCCTGTCTTGCGGGTTGCGCGCGTCCGCGGCCAGGCCGCAGGGTGTGGTGGCGTGGGTCACGTCGGGCTCCGTCAGTGGGTTGAAAGGACTGAAGGACCGAAGTGGTCAAGCTCTGCGGACGGCTCGGGCGTGCCCCTCGTAGCTCTTGCGGGTGAAGAACTGGCCGCCGTCGTCGAAGGTGCAATCCCAGGCGTACGAGGCGCCCTCCTCTTCAGAGGACCAGTGCCATGCCGGCTCGAACTGCGCCTTGCAGTTCGCGTAGAGGAGCGCCTGCTCCTGGCGTGTCGGCAGGCTGCCGCCCGTCGTCTTGGCCCAGGCCACGGCCTGCTTCCAGGTCATGGGCGCGTCGGGCTTCGCGGCCAGCAGCACCAGGTGATGGCTGTGCGTGCCGTCGGCGTTCAGCACCACGCCGGCGTAGCGCTCGCCGGGCTGGAGGGTCAGGCCGGTGGACGCCTGCACGTCGGCCGGCGCGGGTTGGGTGGCGGCGGTGGCTTCGTGGCTGGCCACCAGGGCGCGCAGCGCGGCCAGCAGCGTGGGGGCGGGGGCTGGGAGGGTTTGGGCGGCTTCCATCTGGGGCTCCATCGGTGGGGGTGCGATGGATTCATTACACCAGTTGGTGTTGTTTGTGTCAACACCATTTGGTGTAGCATTTACCCGGCGCCGTGAAAAACCACCCATCCCGGGCGGAACACGGGAACGAAAAGGCCCGCGCTGGGCGGGCCTTCAATGCCGGGCGGGAGCCGGTCAGGAGATCAGACGATGAAGAACGTTGCGTGCATCCTGGAGCAGGAGACCTACAAGCCAGGCGACCAGGCCCCGAGCGGGTACCTTGCGTGGCACGAGTGGGCCGAAGTGCAGCACAAGGCCGGCCTGCGGCAGGTGCAGTGCGGCAAGTGCGGCTTGTGGCGCTACCCGCAGGAACTCAGCGGCGAGACGATCAAGTGGCGCGGTTTCACGGCGCGCGGGCGCAGCGTAGATCAGGCGGCGGCGCTCTGAAGTGCCGGCCGGCCCAGCCGTGCGGCGCGCCCGCCACCGCCTGACCATGCCGACCCAGACCTGCATCTACTGCAGCGCGAAGGCCGCGCGCTGGTGCGACTTCGTGCTGGGCTTCGAGGACAAGCGCGGCGACGGGCTGTTCTCGCTCAAGGAGGGCGACAAGCTGGAGCGCTGCGACGCGCCGCTGTGCGAGGGGCACGCGCGGCACCTCGGGCACATCCACTTCAGCGGCAGGTGGCCGGTCGGCGGCACCGAGAGCATCGACCACTGCGTCGGCCACACCGGCAGCGACCACTGGCGGCCGTTGCGGGCCGGCGAGGCTGAGCAGTTGCGGTACCGGCACCGCTGCCAAGCCGCCGGAGGCCTGCAGCTGGTGCCGCGCCGCTGACCCGCGGCTATGCAGACCTAGGGTCTGGCGTTGTGCTTTGCCCGGAAGTCCGCTTCCATCTTCTCGCAGGCTCCGGCGATGAACCGCTTTTCGGCCTCACCGAGAGACTTGCTCTCGTAGTTGCTCCAGCATAGCTCGATGGCTGAGCGGTCCGCTGCCCTCTTTGGATCAGATTGTCCCAGCAAGAAGAGCAGGACGACGGCGCCGCCGGCCAACCACAAGATCCACTTCATCGCGTCCTCCTGAGGTTGGCTCCAGCCCTCTCAATGTGGCCAGCCGGCGCCCTTCGATCAATTCAACGGCTGCGGCCGCACGTCGATCCAGTGCTTCAGCATGTGGTGGCGCAGCCGCATATCGGCAACCGGTCGGTTTCCGGAGGCAATGGCGAGCTGGTTCTGGCAGTCGGCCACCAGGGCGGCCAGTGGTGCCGGCTCGGAAGTTTGCAGGTCCATCACACGGGCCGCAAACTCATCGCAACGCGCGGTTTCCCAGTGCTGGCCAACCCGCTCGCAGTCCGCCAGCACGCGGCGGAAGTCGCCGGCCAGCTGCCCATGGTGGCGCGCCTTCTGCGCGGGGTTGAAGACCAGCGGCACCATCGAAAGCACTGCCGTCAGGATTGCAGCCGCCAGATCGTAGCCGGCGCTTCGCTGGAGCAGGGCGCCTACCGCCGCGGTCGCGGCCACCGTCGTCACCGCGGAGCAGAACTTGTCGATGGTGTCAAAGAACCGCTCGCGCTTGATGTGGTACAGCGCCGACAGTCGTGCCTGGTAGATCAGGTCGCAGCGTCGCTTCCAATTGTGAGCGTCTACCTGCTCGTCGTCGTGGCCTGCGGTTCCCATGCAAAACCCCCAGTGAGATGCCCGGGTATCTTACGACTTACGGGGCGGCTGCGGTGGCGGGGGTGGCGCCTTGTAGATCGGATCGATCTGCCGTTCGTTGACCCTAGGCTCGCGACGCGGCTGCGGTGGCGGCGGCGCCGGCGGGGGTGGTGGAGATGGTGGTTTGGTGCCCATGCTGCTCGCTCCTGTTGTTGCAAGGTGCGCCTGCCGGCGCGTCAAGCCTCGTTGCGAATGCGCTCCCCCAGGTGGTCGTTCAGCGTGGCCACCATGCCGCGCGCGAACGTGGGGCTGCGGTGGGCCTCGCCGGTCATGTTGACCACGTAGGACCGCTTCCTGAACATGGCCGCGTAGGCCACCCCGATGACGTTGCCCTTGCGGGCTTCGTCCAGCAGGTACTCCAGCGACCGAACCGTGTCCGTGGACACGCCGTTCGGCACCAGCTTGAAAGGCGTTTTCAACGCTTCACTCCCTTGCCCCTGCCGTGCCTGGCGGGGGCTCTTCCGCCCTCCGTGACCTCGAAACCCTCAGGCGGCCGGGCGGCTGGCGCCGACTGCGGGGCGCCCATGATGTCATCGGGTGCCGGCACTTTCAGCCCCACCAAGGTCATGGCGGCTTCGAAGCGGCCTTTGCGTTCGTCGCTCGCCGCGTCGTAGAGGCGCGCCAGCTGCAGCGCGCGGGGGCTCAGAGTCGCGGCGGCGGCGTTCGGCGGGATGGAATAGGCGCCTGTCGGCTCCTTGGCGACCGTGACTGCCGAAGGCGGCTCCAGATCCCCATCCCCAGGCGAGTCCAGCCAGCCTTTGGGCAGGTCGAGACCATCCTCTATGCGGCGCGCCAGCTTTTCACCGAAGGAGGTCTTATCGCCAACCAGCAGGTCGCGCCAGAAGGAGTAGCGGCTGCCCAGCTTCGCAACGAGGTCGTTGGGGCTGAGGCCGCGCCGGCGCACGTAGGCCTGCAGGTTTTGGAGGCGAACGAGCCTTTCGTCACTCATTGGTGTAGTTGACACCCCGTTAACCACCGAAAGGTGTTGCATCAATGACACCGTTTGGTGTAGTCTTGCGGCATGCACCTCAAAGCCTTCCTCAAGACGCTTGGGAGCGAGGAGGAGCGGGAGGCTTTTGCCGGCCGCTGCGAAACGTCTCTCGGCCACCTGCGCAACATCTGCTATGGGAAAGCGTGTTCACCGGAACTCGCTGCCCTGATCGAGTGCGCATCGTCCGGAGTTGTGACTCGTCAGGAGCTCTTGCCCGGCAAGTGGCAACGCATCTGGCCCGAGCTGGCCGCCGCCACCGCGGCGCCAGCCCCGACCCTCCCAGCCCCCAACCCCGCCGACTGGCCGCTGGTGCGCAGCCGCGTGCATGGAGGGGCGTGAGATGGGCAAGAAGGGCACTTCCGACACGCGCGCCGATGCCTTCTTGGCGGCGCTGCCGGTGATGGTGGACCAGTTCAACCGCGCGGCCTTCGGGTGCGAGACGCGGCCGCTGAATGCCGGGCAGCGCAAGCCGACGTTGAAGTCCATGCCAGGGCTGATGATCGACCAGTTCAACCCGGCCGGGCTGCGGCAGGCGCTGATCAGCTGCTCGGAGGCTGCCGAGCAGTCTCCCCGGCCAGCCGCCGCGCCGCCTCCCGAAAACCGCGTGGTCCGGCGGCCTCGCGCGGCCGGCCCGGCGACACCGGTGTCGGCACCAGGGCCGGCACCGGTGCCGGTCACGCAGCCGGCGCGCCCGGCTCTCCAGTGGCTGCTCCCGTGTCTCCAGGCGTCAGACCCGAATGCGCGTGCCTTTGCAAGCGCTGCAGAGCTCGCTCTGTCATTGCTAGGCACAGGTCTGAAACCGGCTGGAACATGAGAACGCCAGTCGCCTGCTTCGGATCGACCTTGGCCAGGGCCGCGCGGGCTGCTGGCGAACTCTCCAGCACCTTCACCAGGGCGATGTGGTGGGCGATGAGTTCGCCAGAGAGGTTTTGCCCCAGTGTCTCCAGGTTGGCGATGCGCTGTTCGATCGTTTCCATGGGCGCCCCTTTCGTGTCGGGTGGTTGTGTGGGAGCTCCATCCTGTCACGACTGCGGGCGCCCGCCAACCGCCGGGGAGGCCTGAGCCATGGGCGCCGCCTTGAAGGCCTACCAGGTCCGCGAAAGCTACGAGGGGCACTGCGTCATTCGCTTTGCGGACAACAACGCCACCGCGCGGCGCGAGGGCGCGCAGGAGCTGGACTGCGACTGGACCGACATCGAAAGCTGCCAGCGCCAGCCGGAGCTCGACCAGTACGCTCCGGGCCCCGTGCCGCCGCTGGTGCTGATCGAGGCAGGCTGGTGGTTCGAGTGCACCTGGTGCGGCCGCCGCGTCGAGCGCGAGATGGACGAGGAGGACGAAGACGGCCTGCCGCTGCCCGGCGGCCCGCCCGTCGTCATCGGGCAGAGCGTGTTCTGCTGCGCGGAGCATGCGGCGCGCCAGCTGGCCCACTGGCGCGGCAACGCAGCCGCCCGGGCCGCGCTGTGCGAGTTGGTCTACACGCGGTGGCCGCAGGCTCAGGTGCTGCGCGCGCACGTCTACGGCGACCGCCTGGACTATCAGGACCCCGCGCAGGGTGGCTGGCTCACCAGCGTGGAGTTCACGCTGCCCGGCCTGGCGCGCGCAGTGGCCTACCACTGGGGCTGCCCGGACGTCTGGGTTGCCCGCAGCGACGAGGCGGCATTCCGCCAGCTCTACAGCCAGCCGGCCGCCGGCGCTCACCCAATGGAGGCTGCGTAAGCCATGGCAAAACGCAAGGAGTGGACGCCGGCGGAGCTGGCCCTGCTGCGCTCCAGCTATGGGGTGAGCGCCGGCGGCGAGATCGCGAAGGCCGTCGGGCGCAGCAAGATGGCCGTCTACACCAAGGCGCGAGACCTGGGCCTCATCGGCCGGCGCTGCGCTTCCCGGCGCCCAGCCTGGCGGGTTGTGCCGCCGCGCCAGAAGGGCATTGACTGGGTGCGCCTGGCGCTGGTGTTCCAGGAGCGCTGCGCACAGGAGGGGGTCACGCCAGCCGCCCAGGCCAAGTCCCTGGGCGTCGCGCCCAACAGTATGAGCTGCTTCTTGGGCGGCCTGAGCAACCTCAGCGCCACCAACCTGTTGCTCATCTGTGACTGGGCCGGGCTGGATCCCCTGGCATTCCTGGAGGACGTGGCCGACCTGCCCGCCACACCGGCGCGGCCGCGGGGCGTCCAGCACATCACCGAAGTGGAGGTCGCTCATGCTTGAGGCACTTGTCATCACCGTCGTGGGCGCGACCGTGCCCGCCGGCGCCGCCGCGCTCTGCGCATTTGTGGTGGTCGGCGCCGTGGCGCTGGCGGGCCGTGTCCGGGGGCGGCGATGAGCGGCTTTGCCATTGGCTGCATTGCCCTGGGCTCGTTCGGGCTCGGGCTGATCGTCGGCGCCATCGGCATCACGGCGATGGCTGGCGCGTCGCTGCGGGAGTTGCGCGACATCTTCTTGGGCGACCAAGGTCACTGATTGCTGCGGTGCATTCATGGCGGCCGAACTGTCCCTCACCCCTGCTGAAAAGGCACGCAAGGCGCACGGCATGGTCTTGCGCGCGATGGAAGAGCCTGGAACGGGGCGCGGCCTGGCGCAGGTGCTCGGCACGTCCGAGGCAACGGTCAGCCGCATCAAGACCGAGAAGCTGGAAGACGTGCTTGTGCTGCTCTACCAGCTGGGGTTCAAGGTCGTGGAGGGCACGCGCATCTGCGTCGCCCGCGACCGCTACGAGGCCATGGTGACGATCGCGCGGGCTGCGATGGCCTGCCCGGAGACGGCGCGGTCATTGATCTGGGAGGGCGAGTGACAGTACATCGCACACACGAGCGCGCGCCGCGCCGGCTCATCGGCCTGACCGGCCGGCCTGGCAGCGGCAAGGACAGCTGCGCCCAGGCGCTTGCCGCGCACGGGTTTCAGGCCATTGCGTTCGCCGATGCACTGCGCCAAGAGGTGGCCGCCGCCTGGCGCGTGGACCTTCGGATGCTCACGGACCGGGCTACCAAGGAAACGGCGCTGCCGGCGCTGGCCATCGGCCGGTGCGGGGAGCGGTGCTTCGTGGAATGGGCGGTGTTCCATGGCCACAGCCTGCACGAGCCGCGCAGCCCGCGCTGGGTGCTGCAGCGCTGGGGCACGGAGTTCCGGCGCGGCCAGACCCCGGACTACTGGGTGCGCCAGGTGGAAGGCTGGGTTGCGCAGCGCCCCGGGCCCAGTGCAGCCGGCGTGGTGATCACCGACGTGCGTATGCCCAACGAGGCGGCACTGGTGCGCCAGCTGGGCGGCCACCTGCTGCGCGTGCACCGGCCGGACCTGCCGCCGATGCCGCCGGACACCGCGGGCCACGACAGCGAGGCCCATGCGGCGCTGCAGGTGGACGGGGTCATCCACAACGATGGCAGCCTGGCCGCGCTGGGCGAGGAAATGCAGCTGGTGCTGGCCGGCCTGTTCGGCGCCGAGGTGCGGCAATGAGGGCGCCGCAGTACATCCTGCCGCTGGCGGACGAACTGGTGGTAGACCTGTTCGCCGGCGGCGGTGGGGCCAGCACTGGCATCGAGCAGGCCATCGGCCGGCACGTGGACATCGCGGTCAATCACGACCGCGAGGCCGTCGCGTTGCATCAGGCGAACCACCCGCAGACGAAGCACTACGTCGAGGACGTGTACGCGGTCGACCCCATCGAGGTCACCGGGGGCCGTCCGGTCGGGCTGCTGTGGGCATCGCCCGACTGCACCTACCATTCCAAGGCGCGCGGCGGGAAGCCGCACCGCGACCGCAACAAGGCGCGCCGGCGCCGCGGGCTGGCATGGGCCATCCACAAGTGGGTGCGCGCCGTGAAGCCGCGCGTGGTCATCATGGAGAACGTCGAGGAGTGGCGCTCCTGGGGCCCGCTGCTCGACAACGGCCAGCCGTGTCCGGAGCGCCGCGGGCAGAGCTTCGATCGCTGGTCTGCGGCCATGCGCAACGAAGGCTACACCATGGAGTGTCGCGAGCTGCGCGCCAGCGACCACAACACCCCGACGATCCGCAACCGGCTCTACGTCATCCTCACACGCATCGGCACCGGCACGCCGGTGTGGCCTCGCCGCACGAACGGGCCTGGGCTGAAGCCCTACCGGACGGCCGCCGAGTGCATCGACTTCAACCTCCCGGCCACCAGCATCTTCGATCGCTCGAAGCCGCTCGCGCGCAACACGCTGCGCCGCGTCGCGAAGGGCACCTGGCGCCACGCTCTGGCCAGCCCTGATCCGTACATCGTCAATACGCGCAACGGCGAGCGCGCCGGCCAGGCGCCGCGCACGCGCTCGAAGGACGAGGCCTATTGGACCATCACGGCCGAAGGTTCGCAGGGTGCCGTGGCCCAGCCGGTGCTGGTGCCGTTCATCGGCGACCAGTCGCGCCCCATGGACCTGAAGACCGCCGGCGCCGATGAGCCGCTGCGCACCGCATGTGCCAGCGTCAAGGGCGGGCACTTCAATTTGACAGCGGCCGCTCTGGTGCCGATGCGCGGAACGAGCGCGAGCCACCTCGGCAACAGCCACGACCTGAAAGCCCCGGCATCGAGCGTGTCGGCCGGCGGCACGCACCACGGGCTTGTGCAGGCCCACCTGCTGCACCTGACGCACCACGGCGATCGGCCCGGCACCAGTCCGAACGGCCTGGTGCCCACCGTCACCGGCGCCCACCGGGGCGAACAGGCCATCGCCACCGCGCACTTCGAGCAAGCCAACGGCGGGTTCTACGAAGGCGCCGGCCGCCCAGCTGGCGCGCCGATGTCCACCATTACCACCGCCGGCAGCAACCAGCAACTGGTGACCGCCTACCTGGTGAAGTATTACGGCGAGGGCGGCCAGTGGCAGGGTCTCGACGAAGGCATGCACACGGTCCCCACGAAAGACCGCATGGGCCTGGTCCGGGTGGCGTCGGTGCCGCTCGACTGCCTGGCGCCAGAGCACCGCCGGCGCGCCAAGCAGTGTGCGGACCTGCTGCACGAGCACCTGCCGGAGAACTTCACCGACGCGGCCGACCTCGTGATGGTGTGGATGCGCGGCGCGTGGTTCGTCCTGATCGACATCATGTTGCGCATGCTGCAGCCGCGCGAGCTGTACCTCGCCCAGGGCTTCCCGCGTAGCTACATCATCGACTACGGCATCGACCCGTTCACCGGCCGGCGCGTCACGCTCACCAAGACGGCGCAGGTGCGCATGTGCGGCAACAGCGTGTGCCCGCCGGTCGCGGCGGCCATCGTGCGAGCGAACTACCACGAGCCGGGGGGCGAGGTTCGTCAGCCGCGCCAGCGAGAGGCGAGGGTGCTGGCTTGAGCTACGCCGACTTCATCTCCGCGAAGTCGCAGGCCGGCGCGGACAGCGGCTTTGAGCCGGTCTGGCTGCCGGACTGCTTGTTCGACTTCCAGGCCGCCATGGTCACCTGGGGTCTGCGCAAGGGCCGTGCTGACTGCGGCATGGGAAAGGGCCTTCAGGAGCTGGTGTGGGCCGAGAACATCGTCCGCCAGACGAACGGCAACGTGCTGGTCAAGGCTCCGCTGGCCGTGGCTGCGCAGCTGGTGCGCGAGGCTGAGAAGTTCGGCATCGAGGCGCACTACAGCCGCGACGGCAAGGTGCGACGCGGCATCAAACGTTGCGAACTACGAACTGCTCCACCTGTTCAGCCCGCACGACTTCGCTGGCACCGCCAACGACGAGTCCAGCATCCTGAAGAACTTCAAGGGCGCGCGGCGCGGGCAAATCACGGAGTTCGATCGCCACATACCTTACCGCCTGGCCGGCACCGCGACGGCAGCGCCCAACGACTACATCGAGGCGCTGGACTTCGGCGGCCAGGCGCAGGAGGAGGCCGCTTGACCACCGCCCTGGCCACCCGAATCGCCGAGCTGCTGCCGCGCTTCAGCTACAGGTACGGGAGTGAGGTCCAGCTGCCCGAAAGCATTGACACATGACGAAAAAGGTTGACACCTGGATGCCGTTGCTGGTGGACAAGTACCTCGGCGACACCATGGACCTCACCACGGAGCAGCACGGAGCCTACTTCCTGCTGTTGCTGGCGCTGTGGAAGAAAGATGGCGTGCTGCCCAACGATGAGGATCGCCTGGCATCCATCACGAAGATGAGCCCGCAGCGGTGGGCGGCCAACCGGAAGGTCCTGATGGGGTTCTTCCGCCCGACCGAGGATGGCACAGGCATCACACAGAAGAGGCTCACCGAAGAGCTGCAGCGCTCCAAGGAGCATACCGAAGCGAAGGCAAAGGCAGGGAAAACCGGATCGCAGAAACGATGGCAAAAGCATGGCACAGCCATGGCAGAGCCAAGGCAAAGCGATGGCAGAGAGATAGCAGACCGGTCGCAGACACCATATCAAACGGGTGCATCCACACCGCCACCAATACTCTCTAACACCACTGAGCACGCACCACCGATGGTTCTCGCGAGCGCGCGCGAAGGTCCTGAACCCCAGGAACCCCCGGGATTCCGGGCCGCGCTGGCCGATGCGCTCATCGCCCACGACCTGCCGCCGACGGCCGTGAGCCTGGATGACCAGCGCATCCGGGCCCTCGCTGGGCAAGGCGCCACGGCGGGCGAGTTGGCGGCATTGGCCCGTGAGGCCCTTGGCAAGGGCGTGCGCAACCTCGAGGCGTGGGTGTTCCGGGTCCTGCCGGAGCGCCGCGCCGAGGCGGCCGGGCTGGCGCCGCTGGCTGCGGCGCCGGACGCGGCTGCCGAGGGTGGCGACGACGACTTCCAGCGCTACCGGGCGGAAGCCGATGAGTTGGAGAGCCGCACGCCCGAGCAGATCGCGGCATCCAAGGCGGCCAGGGATGAGGCGCTGGCCCGGGCGCGCAGCGCGGTGCAGGTACCGCCGGCGACGCGGGCGGCGGCATGAGCGCCCTCCTCTCCGACATGACACCCCGGCGCCGCGGCGACGACGAAGTGGCGCGCCTGCGCGTGCCGCCACACTCGGTCGAGGCGGAACAAAGCGTGCTGGGTGGCCTGCTGCTCGACAACAGCGCGTGGGACCGGGCGGGCGACCTCCTCACCGAAGGCGACTTCTACCGCCTCGAGCACCGGCTGATCTACGCCGCCATCGGGACCTTGGTCGGTGCAGCCAAGCCGGCCGACGTGATCACCGTCTTCGAGCGCCTGCAGACCCTGGGCAAGGAGCAGGACACCGGAGGGCTGCAGTACCTGAACGCGCTGGCCCAGAGCGTGCCCAGCGCGGCCAACATGCGCCGCTATGCGGAGATCGTGCGAGAGCGGGCCGTGCTGCGCAAACTCATCGCCGCCAGCGACGAGATTGCCACGCAGGCCTTCAACCCTCAGGGCAAGCCGGTCTCCGCCATCCTGGACGAAGCCGAAGGCCGGATTCTCCAGATCGGCGAAGAGGGGTCGCGCGCTCGGCAGGGCTTCGTGCCGATGGACCATCTCGTGGTGGCAATGCTGGACCGCGTGCAGGAACTGGCGGACGCCGGCGGCCGCGACATCACCGGCGTGCCGACAGGTTTCTACGACCTCGACCGCATGACCACGGGCCTGCAGGGCGGCGACCTGGTCATCCTGGCCGCGCGGCCGAGCATGGGCAAGACCGGACTGGCGCTCAACATCGCGGAGCACGTGGCTGTCCGGGAGCGGCTGCCGGTGGCCGTGTTCTCGATGGAGATGGGGGCGTCGCAACTGGCGCTGCGGCTCATTGGCTCGCTCGGTCGCATTGACCAGCAGCACCTGCGCACCGGAAACCTGCGCGATGACGAATGGGGCCGCCTGACTGAGGCCGTGGAGCAGCTGCGCGGAGCCAGCATCTTCATCGACGAGACCCCGGCATTGACGGCGGGGGAACTGCGCGCCAGGGCCCGGCGCCTGGCCCGCCAGTGCGGCAAGCTGGGCCTGATCGTCGTGGACTACCTGCAGCTCATGAGCGGGTCAGCCACCAGCGACGAGAACCGGGCCACCGAGGTCGGCGAGATCTCCCGCGGCCTGAAGGCGCTGGCGAAGGAACTGCAGTGCCCGGTGATCGCGTTGTCGCAGCTGAACCGCAGCGTGGAGGGGCGCCCCAACAAACGGCCAATGATGAGCGACCTGCGTGAGTCGGGCGCCATTGAGCAGGACGCGGACGTGATCATGTTCATCTACCGCGACGACTACTACAACAAGGACTCCAAGGAGCCCGGCGTGGCCGAAATCATCATCGGCAAGCAGCGCAACGGCCCCACCGGCACCGTCAAGCTCACCTTCCTGAAGCCGCTCACCAAGTTCGAGAACAGGGGCATGGACTACGAACCATGAACATCGACATCAAGATCACCGGGCTGGCAGAGATGCAGGCCAAGCTGCGCGACTTCTCCGACCGGCGCTTCAAGTCCGCGGTGGCAGCGGCACTGACGCGCACCGCTGTCGAGGCCAAGGCGGCCGCCGCACAGCGCATGTCTGCTGACCTGGACCGACCAACCCCATACACGCAGCGCAGCCTGTACGTGATCGCCGCGACGAACGATCCAGGCAAGGCCGGCATCCGCAACCTCAGCGTCCCCGGCGATCCGTACACCGGCCGCATCGTGCGTTCAACCTACCTGGCCGCCGAGGTCGGCATCAAGGATGAGCTGGGCGTCACCGGCAAGGGCACGCCGGCCACGGCCTACCTGCTGCCCCAGGTCCAGGGCGGCGGGCGGCGCGTCAAGCGTTTCGAGTTGGCACTGCAGGCCAGGGGTGCGATGCCGCGCGGATGGCTGGCGGTGCCCGCTGCCGGCGCGAGGCTCGATGCCTTCGGCAACGTGAGCCGCGGGCAGATACAGCAGATCCTGGCCCAGCTGGGCACGGAGCTGCTGGCCGGCAGCGACCGTACCCAGAAGACCGACAGGGCAAGGCGTGCAGGACAACGCCGCGCCGGCGGCCAGTTCCTCGCCGTGCTGCCGGGCCGCGGCGGACGGTTGAAGCCGGGCATCTACCAGCGGGAGTTCATCGGCAGAAACATCACGCCAGTGTTCATCTATGTGCGCACTGCCACCTACCGCCCCCGCTACGGCTTCGAGCAGGCGGTGCGCGAGGTGGCTGATGCCAAGCTGCGTCCCAACATCGAGCGGGCCGTGGCGGAATCGCTCGAACGCCTGCGCTCGAAGGGGTAGCCGTGGGCAATCCTGTCGATTCCATCACGATCCAGCGCCATGTGGCGCCCACGCCACGTTTCCCTGGGTCCTTCCAGGGAAAGCCCGTCGAGGGTAATTCGGAC